CCTTGTTCTTTTTCTTCGACTGCCTTTGTTTCCTTGGGTGTCCTGATACCTGCTACTGCACCACCAGCTCCACCAAACAAACCACCGAGTACGGCACCACCTACACCAGCAGCAACAATCTCTTTAAGGGCTTCATCGTTATCAAGTGGTAAACCAGCCTGGTAGCGTTCAAGTACAGTCTGTCCCATTTCTGTAGGAGCTTCAACAATACTACCTGTTCCAGCACCAACAGTTGCCTTTGTTAAAATACCACCCTGTAGTTTCATTAAAGGTGTACTTAAAAATTTAGCACCAACAGCACCAAAGACTGCATCCAAAGCTGACTGCGGTATAGCAGCAAGGGCAGCAGCCCCTTCATCCATTTCAACCTTGTAACCTTTTTCAACAGCCTCCTTTTGACGTTCACGATTGGAACCATAAAAGTAAGGCATATTAGCCAAAAAGCCCCCAGCAAACGCACCTATTGGTACTGTAAGTGGAGCCAATGGACCTCCAAGTAAACCGATTGCACCTCCTGCTCCAGCACCAGCAAAGGCAGTAACCATCTGTGGGGCTGATTGACCTGCTAGTTCAGCAACGTAGTCAAATGCACCAGCTACACCTTCTCTGTCAGTAAGGGACTCCTGTTCTCTAAATCTTCTGGCATCTATCTGAGCCTGATTCTTTGTAACTATGTCACCACCCAGCTGTTGGAGGGACTCAGCATCAATGACATTGCCTATGCCCTCAAGGGTTGAACCATAGGCTTGTTGTAGGTTGTCAATACCTTGAGCAATGCTACGACCTATTACAGTTCCTGGATCTCGGTTAACTACGTACTCAGAAAAAGCAAACTGAAGAATATCTTGTTCGGATGCTCCATCTTTATGTCTAATAGTTACCTGTTCGCCATTAGGTAATTTGACTTCGGATTCAGCCATTGTTTACCTTTTGGTTTCTAAATCAGTTTGCTCCTTGTTATTTTTTTCTACTAGTGCCAGTCCAGTATTTTTGAGGTCTTCTAATTTAGCAGAAGTTCTTTGCATTCTTGCGTACTCTTCAAAACCTGGCATATTCTGTAAAACTTTTGGTACACTTGTTTCCATTTTATCAAAAGGGTTTAGTGTCCCCTTATCAGGAACTAACATATATGCTTCACCAGATTCTGGTTTAAACTTAATATTTCCAAACTCAGGTCTTTCAAGTAAACGAGCTACTGATGTAATCTCACTGGCTGTGGATGCATCACTTGAACCACCTAGTTCCATAAGAAGACTCATTGCTGGTTTAGCTCCACCTAATGTTTTTACTGCAATCTTTGCATCCTCTAGGGTTTCAATACCTAGTTGACCACCAGCATCTGGGTTAGAAGTAGCATAGTTAAGAACCATTGCTGATGCAGCCTCATCGAGTGCCTTATTTTGTTTCTTTTGTTTACTGGCCTGTATGGCGCCACCAATCGTAGCACCTAACTGTGCCATACCCTGTGCCTGTATAGTGGCAGCATTTGTGAATCCACTGAAGTCCAATGCACCTAGTCGTGGGTCAACCTTTGTTCCTGTTTGAAATGCCATATTATTTAATCCTTGTATTCATCCATTTGCGGATGATTGTTTTAAGTACAGGTTTGTTTGATATGAACTTAGCAAAGCGTTCACCGTGCTTTATGTACAGGTTACGGAACCAAGATGGTGCATCATTAAGTAACCAAGTGCGGAACATTATCCACTGAGGATTCTCGATGCCGTAGACCTCACGTGCTACCCAGCAAGCAGCTATTGCAGCTGAACCAAGGGTTCCAGCTAGACCCATAAGTCCAGAACTACGTGAAGCATCAGCCTGTGCCTGAGCGCCAAGTAAACCGAACTGATCGCTTTGACGTTGCATAGCCATATTGATTCCTACGTTTGGATCAAACAACTGAGGTCCCATTTGACCAGCTGCACCTTGTTGAGCCTGTCCAAGAACACTGCCACCTAAATTGATAGCTGAAGAAGGACGGCCAAGGATAGTAGCTCCAAGGTCACCTGCTAATTGTCGGTTCATTCCAAATGCACCAGCACCCGCTTGTCTAGCCTCAGCACGTAGACCACTACGTACCTGCTCACGTCCAAGTAATTCAGCTGCTACGGAGCTTTGGTCACCAATACGACCTCTAGCCAATGAGCCAGACCTGGCTGCTTGTTCTGCCATCCTGCTACGTTCTGGGGATAGTTGTCCCTCACCCTCAGCAAACAATGTTTCGGCTTGCTGTTGAGCAAGTTCAGCTATTCCTGTGCTGTAAGGATCAGCCATACGCTGTGCCTCAACAACCTTTGGAGCAAATTTTTCAAGGGCTGCTACATCATCCGCACGCTGTAAACCCAGTTGTTCCCTTTGTAGTGTCCCTGCTCTTTGTGAGCTTTCTTCAAGTAAGTCAAACAGACCAGGTGTTCCACCCGCCTGCTCAAGACCCTGCATCTCTGTTTTAATCTGTGCAATACGAGCATCTCTGTTACCGCCAAGGGACTGAGATGTTTTATTTATTTGAGCATTGTAAGCTTTGAGTTGTTTCTCGTAATTAGGGTTCTTAATTTTTTTTGGTTTTGAAGGACCTCTTCCAGGAGGAGCAGATCGACCCTTTCTTTTTGGTGGATCAATGAACTCCTGTGGCTTAGGACCAGCTGCACTTGCTGCAATCCGTGATGCTTCTTCGTTACTTACTCCACCGCTACCAGCCTCAAGTCCAGCTAGTTCTGCCTGTAGTCTACGATACCTTGGATCCTGCTTTGGATCACTAATACCTCTAGCCATTGTAGCAATGTCAGCTAATTCTAGGGCTTGGTATTGAGGTCTAAATCTAGCCTCAGCAGCTAAGAGGCGTTCTTGTAAAGCTGGATCAGTTACACCTTGATAGGACTCAAAACCGCTACCAAAGAGGTACTCACCCATTGCCATACCTGGATCAATTGGATCGGGTTGTTGTATTGTTGTACTTCCTTTGCCCATCTTATTTAATTATTAATTATTTTTTTAAAGAGTCTATTTGTGTAAGTTACTCGTGTTGGCACACCATCTTTTGGCCTAATGCCTAATTTGTTTTTTTCAAGAACCTCTGGACACTTGCTAATAAAATCTAAAGTTAATTCTTTGAATGCGCCCTCACCTTCAGCAAAAAGAAATGCCATAAATATACTATCTCCGTCCTCTCTGTCAGCCTCCCAGTTATTAATAAATTCCCAGCCATCGTCCTTGTTGCAATTATACCACATAAAGACACCTCTTACAGAGGTATCCTCATTGTAGTGAACGATTAATGTTTGCTTCGCCCAGTGATAGGCAACCATTAGACGTATTAGTTCCTGATCCCAGTCCTGAAATACCTTGCCGTTCTCGTGCTGAATACAGAAGTCCACTACCTCATCCATAGCAAGGATAGCATTCTTTTGAGTACGATTCTCAAGAGCTACCTGTACGGATTGAAGTAAACGATTGTAACCCATTAGGACTCAAGTGCAGCAACCCTAGCTTCTAGGGATTCAATTTTAGTAAGGGACTCTTGAAGGGCTTTAGTTAGCAAGGGAACTAATTTACTTTGGTCAATACCTTGGTACTCTGGTTGACCATCTTCATCAACAGCATCTTTAGTTCCTGTAATTGCTTCTGGTACTATCTCTTGAGCTTCGTGAGCAAGGAAACCATCAACACGTGTGCCGTCAACCTTCCAAGCAAAGTTAACTGGCTTGAGTGCTTGTACTCGACTTATACTGTCCTGCATCTCAACGATGTCTTCCTTGAGTCTATAGTCAGAGGAGGTGCTAAAGGTTGTAGAACTATTATCGTGAAAAATTTGACCAACCGTAGTATCGTTATTTTCAAATTGTAAAACAACTGAATTTGCAGTTGAATTAGCTCTATTAAAAGTAAGCCGAGTAGCACCGTCATCAAAATTAGGTCTAAAAGTCGCACCACCCTGCCCATCTACTGTAGAAGTCCCTATAGTAATTTGTCTATCAGAATGAATCCGCATAGCTTCAGTCGCGCTAGGAAAACTTCCAGTGCGGAAAAGCATATCACCTGCAGATCTATCGTATAGAATTGTACCAAGACCTTCACCGTCAGCGTCTCCTCCTAGATTAAAGCCACTTTGATTAGTATCCGTAGAAAATATGGTAACTGAATCAGCACCATTTAATGAAGTAATTATCAAATTACCATATCCTAGACTAGTACTCCAATTTGGACCACCTGTACTAAGTTTTGCAGAGGTAATACCGCCATCCTTTACAATAATTCTTGAATTAGCTGTGCCACTTGCATTTGTTGTTAAAACGGTACTGCTATCATCAACAACGGAAGTATCAAAGGCTGAATTAGTTGCAATACCATTTAATGTACCTGCTGTTACCTGATCACCTGTAGTAAAACTTTGTGTAGTTGTTATAGTTGCCATTACTGTGCCTTTTCTGTTGAACGGAATGAGATAGCGCCATCAGCTTCGATAGCCCTTATCTTTGGCCGTCCTGTTGTATTGTTAATTGTAAATTGTAAACCGTATCCACGCCTATTACCTATTCTACCACGTATGGATACATCCTCTGCTTCAGGTAAAGCGGAACCAACAAAACTACTTAGTGTTCCTATATTAAGAGTTGCATCAGGGTTCTCTGTCTCAGCGGATATATCAAACTCAGAGGTATTAAATTCACTTGATTCAATATGCATATCAAATCTTTTCCAATTTTTTCTGTCCAAGGTTTGTAATGTATATTGACGAGTAGTAAGAGAACCATTGACATTTATATTTTGTTCTGAACTGCCTACCTGTGTAACAACTTTGTCAACACCATCTTCTCTTGCGTCCAGTTTCTGAACAGAGCCAAGATCATTGACCGCGTAAACCCCGCGATCATTACCTTCACCTACTACTAACAAGTTATTAATATGAAAATCTGTATCATTTACTTGGTCAATACTTTCCCATTGTTTGTTTAAAAAATTGTAAACAAGAATGGCATTATTTTTTGTTGCTGGTACAGTACCATCTTCGGAGTCCAAAGGCACAGCAATAAAGTAACGGTTATCAAAATAAACAGATACTGAATTATTCCAATAAGTTTTATTTATTCTTTTTATTGTTACATTAATTGGTTCACTTAGCGGTGTTTCTGTACCACGAAGATTGTACTCATCAAAGAACTGAGTACTGTAGACACCATTGTCAGAAAGAAATATAACTTGATTACCAACTTGCTGTACGGACTTACGAGCTACACAGCCTACCTCATTTGTAAGTAATCGTGTACTAGCTCCTTCTAATGTAGTTGTATTAGATACCAAGTGAATGCTGTTACGATTGAACACCATTAGATTATCTTCTGAGAAGGAGTGCAGAGCTACATTAAAGTCAGCTTCACCTGCATTGAACCTGTACTGAGCGTATATCTGGTCATAGGTGTCCGTGTCCAATATGTCAGATGCTATTATTTCGTCCAGTATTCCCCTGGATGTAAATGAATCCGCTGTTGCATCAGCAGTAAAATTAAATGGCATAATCAATCTACGCTGATGATAAACTGCATAAGGTGGTGCTGGCATATGTGTGAAGCCCAAACCTACGGATACTTTTTTTATAAATATTGGATCAGATGCACGAACCTCTGCTTGTGTTTTTTCAGATAATATTGTATCCGAAGGCACAATAAAAC